AAAAATCTAAAAATAAATGCTTGGCTGAAACATTTAAGGAATAGAGGCTATTTTCGGTAATTTCTTCGTTTACTGCAAAGATTTTTGATAGCAATTGCCCATTGGTATTTCTATAAAATACTTTTGCCTTTAGCCCTGTGGGGCTTGGGGTTAGGTTATTGAAGAAATAAATAACATCAGTATCGGTAAGCTCTGCTTGTACTATTTTTGGGCGAAGGCTTAGTACATCTTTCTGTGATGATAAATAGCCATGCCCTGTTTTGTAGTACTGAGTAATCGGTAGCTTGACATTGGCTACGGCAAAACTTCCTAATGTTACTACAGTATCATCAGTGGCTAATTCATAAGCAATATCTACTTCTATATTCCAACCTGAGATTTTGGTAAAACCTAAATCTTCTGAATCTGGCAGAGGAATTGTGCTAAAATAATCTTCAAGGGCTTTGTTGGCGGTGGCTTTGTAGGCTGTGCCGTTCCAGTCTGAAATGAGTGCTAATGGATTGATTAGCGTTGTGCCATCCTTTAGGCTGATTAATAGCCTGCCGATGTTTGCGGTTAGGCTTGTTAAATCTAAACCAAAGGGATGCCCCACTAGGTATGTGGGGCTTTGGGTATATTTTGTGTTCTTTCTCATGATTCTACGAATGAATTTGCGTTTGATTTCTCGTATTTCTTACGTGAACGGTCTAAATCTCGGTGGGTGTTATAATCCCAAACAATATCTGCTTTTAGGTTTTGGCTTGCTTCTGCCAACATCGTAGCACTTTCTACTATCATTTCGGCAGCCTTTAGGATGATAGCACTGTCTGGGCTTTGGTTGACCGTACTTTGGTTATTGGTAACTGTACTTACGCTACTGATGGGTAAATCTGTACCACGGTTTAGGCTTTGAAGTATCGGTTTGATGGCGGCGAACTTAGGGTTTGCCGTTGCACGGGCATTCAGCATAAATTCATTCGGGTGCGTAATTGATACTTTACCACCTTTGCCATCAATACCTGGGCCATCATACTTGTGGGTATCACCTCCATCATAATATTGCGGTACTTCTGTGCCTGCTATGGTGGCAATCTGTAAGGCTCCGACTATTCCCGCTGTGGCTGATAGTGCCGCTATGGTAATAGGGTCTTTACCAACGGCAAAGGCGTTGATGATGGCTTGGGCGGTTGTCATTACTGCTTGAGCGATACGTGCTACTTTATCCGCCTGAGCTGCTTTGTTTTTTATTTCACGGGTTTTCTTATCATGCTCGGTTTCAAAGGCTGTCTTTTTACGGGTGTATTCTCGCTCAGAGATAATGCCTTTGTTTTTCTGGGCTTCTAGGTTGGCAATCTTTTTGTTAAAGAGGTTGTCTTCTCGTGTTAATTGATTTTGGTATTGTTGTGCTTGAAAATCAAAGAAGGCATTTGTTACTTGCGATATTTGGTTTGCCCAAATCTGCATCTTTTGAAACAATTCTTGCCTTGCATTTTCTTCAGCTTTTATTACCTCTGTTTTTTTATCAATTTCGTTTACACGGTCTTTTTGGTCTTTTTGCTCACGGTCTAACAAAAATTTATCATGCAGTGCCAAGCGTAGTTTAGAAAAATTACGCTGAATATCTAGCTTTTCTTCTTCGGTGGCACGAGCAAGGGCTATTTCTTCATTGGCTACGTTGAGGTTTACTTCTGCTTCAAAGATGGCTTGGAGGTTGCCTTTGGCTTTTGCCATTTCAAGCTCTGCCTCTAAACCTTCTTTGTGAAGTTCTAACTTACGGAGTAAAGCCTTTTTGTTAATTTCCTCAACCTCTTTTGCTATCTTTCCGTTGGTTTCTTTGTCGTTTTGAGCGACCGACCTCAACATATCGTCGTAGGCTTTTTCTCGCCAACGTAAGTATTCACTTTGGTCTAACTGATTTTTTCTGACAAGTGCTTTTTCGGCATCATCCTTTTTCTTGAAATCATAGCGAATTTGGGCTTCTCTTCGGTCTGATTCTTTTTGAATAGCATTGATGTCTATTTGCCCAAGTTCTTCTTGAAGTCGCTGTGCATTCTCTTTCCTTGCCTCAGCATCACGATCAGCTTGTGACTTCGCCTCTTTGCTTTTACCATCAATTATTGCCTGAGCATTGGCTTCATCATCTAATTCTTTTTGTGTTTTACCACTAGGATTTACTTTTGGATTGTTTTTAGGTGCAATGTTTACTACTTCGTTAAATTCAGCAGCTCGTTTTTTATTTTCAACAATTTGCTTATTGATGTCTTCTAATTTTTTTGATAAAATAGCCAGTTCGGGACCATAAACAGCATTAGAACCAGGATTGTTTTTTACATAGTTTTGAAGTAGATTCATTCTATTCAATATACCCGCACGCTTACCGCCCAAACTGTTGGTTTCTTCGTTGATTGAAGAAACTGTTTGGTTTTTCATCAATTCGTTAGCTTCCTTTTGTCGGCGGATAAATTCATTGATAATCCCAACGTTTACAGAAATAGCATTCCCGAATTTATCATACTCAGTAACCGCACCCGGTACTACATCCCGAATACTGTTGATAACTTTGTTTAACTCTTTCTGAGACTCAGCACTGATATTCTGTTTACTACTGAGTTCGGTGTATTTGGTAACTAAATCATTCAGTTTGCCTTCGTTAGCTTTACTTTCCTTTGATTGTTTATTGAAAATCTGAGCAAGTTTTTCAGATTTGGTAGAGGTATCAACTATTTTCATGCCAAGCTCTGCCAAGCCACCCGCTAAGTTTTTAAGTTGCTCTACAATCTTTGAATTAGTGATGGCATTGCCAATTTTAGCAAAAGCCCTCTGCATTTTACCTGCTAGGTTCTCGTTCTTTTCTGCATAGATTTCAGTAAGGCGTGAACCTTCCTGAAAATATTGATTCGCCTTTGCCTGCGAAGCCGTTACTTCATCAATCTTTTTATTAAGCGTACCCAACACTTTAGAAACTTCTTGAGAATCGTTACCAAGTGCTTTTAATACTTGGGCATGCTGAGTTCCCGACAGGGCTTTCAAACGTTGGGCTAGTTGTAAAAGAAATTCATTCGGATTGGCGTTAATGAAATCTTCAAAAGCCTTTTTGCTCATCCCGAAAAACTTAGATAGCATTTCGGTATTTTTGAAGGCGTTGCTCAGTACAGACTGCACGCCTGATGCTGCAATTTCAGAGGTAAAACCCGATTGCTCCAAAACAGCACCCAAGCCCAATACTTGGGTAATGGTTGGGCGGATTTTTTCATCTAAAGCACCTAAACGCAAAGTAAAGTCGGATGCCCATTTGGCGGTTGCAATGCCATCATCCGCTAAACCTTTGATAGACGAACCTATGGCACGGACGGATTCAGGGAATTCTAAATCTTTAGTATCCTTAAAGAGTCCTTTTATTTTGGTGAAACTGTTTGTGATTTGCTCAGAACCTTCGGGAAAGTCCTTTTTCATAGCAATGGTAGCCTCTGCAATTGCTTGGGTATATGCTACTACCTGACTGGTAGGTACACCAAGGTTGGCGGCTTCGATGCCTATCGACCGCCTTTCGGTTTGGTCTAATCTATTATCAAGCTTGGCTATTTGGGCATCTAAAGCTATGGCTTCTTCGGTAGTGCCTTTAATGGCGATTTTTAGGTTAGAAATTCCGTCGGCACGTTCGTCTATCCCTTCTACTTTTTCAGTTACTTTGCCAATAGTTTTGAAAAGCATATCCGCCGCAAAGTTGGCAGCCATAAAGCCCGCCGAAAGCCCTACGCCTGTGGCTAACGAACCTAAAGCACTACTTTTGGCAGAAGAAAACACACCGATAGCATCTTTGCGGTCTTTGTTCCGAAGGTTGCGTTCGGTTTCAGCTTTGCCCAATTTATCCAGAGCCAACATGTATTCTTCTGAACCACGTTTGGCTTTGTTGAAGGCTGTATTTTGCTCAGAAATGTAGCGGTTAAGTTCACGCATAGACAAACCTGCAAGCCCTAATTTGCTTACCTGAAAATCTATGGCTTTGTTATAATTCTGAACTTTATCGGTTAGCTGAGTATATTGGTTGATGGCATCATGGTATTTTTTGTGTGCCTCTACCCATTTGGCATTGCCAGCGTTTCGGTCGGCAATGGTGAATTTTTCTAAAGCCTTACTGGCTTTGTCGGCTTGTTTCCTGAAAATATCGGCTTCTTTCGATAGCCCTTGCATTTCTAACTGAAGCTTGGAAATCTCACGGATACCTTTCAGCGTATCTACATCAATAGATATTTGTACTTTATTATTATTCATGTCAGAATCTGGTTGGCTGTTTCAGTAGGTTATCGATGGCTTTTTCGGTAATGGCAGTGGCTACTACATCGCCAAGGCGTGCTATTTGTTTATAGATTGGCTTATTGAATACTATTTTCTTTACACGGGGTTTGGCGTTGGCTCCTTCGTTCAGGCGTTTGCGGTAGGCGTATTGGCTGGTACGTTTGCCTTTGTGCCAACCTCTACCAGCCCCCATATCTATAAATCTGAGGGCATCACGAGTAGAAATTTCTATACCTACATTACTGAGGGTTTTACGAAGTACGGTAACAGTAATGTTTCGCTTGGTTCTGTCGCTAATGATTACGCCACGCTTGATAAGGGCAGCACCCACGATTCTTTCGAGAGATTCCGCCCAGGCTTTTACATAATCATAAACTTCTTCATAGTTTGCATCCATACCCAAAGATGGGCGATAGGGTAGTTTTTAAAAAGGACAAGAAACCTGTGGAGTTTTGAGTTTTGAATGATGAGTGAGGAGTATTTTTTGTATATTTAATACGAAAACTTACTATGTTAAACCAATGAAAAGAAGAAAAACTAAATGGCAATACTTTTGCCAACATACACGAATTATTGTAGAATCGTTTATTAGGTTGATTTTTCCGATAGGTCAATAAAAAAGCCAAACCTCATAAAGGTTTGGCTTTTTGCATTATTAACTAAATAAATAATCAAGTGGTCCAATGGCTGGGGTTGATGGTGGTGCTACGGTTGTGGGGTTTGATGTACTTAAACTCGCAACCGTAACCTATGCAGTCGTCAAAGGCTGCGTTAATTTCGTAATATTCTACGATGTCGTCCTGCAATTCTCCTAAAGGAAAAGTACGGGCATGGGCTTGGTTTTGGATGTATGCCATTATTTCCTCACACAATGCCAAGGCTTCGTCTTTAATGCTTACTTCATCCAAATCATTTCTAGCTTTTTCCTTCACAATTTCAAAAGCTACCTTAAACTGGCTTTGGTATTGGCGGGTATTGGTTTTGATAAGTTTTAAATCAAAACTCAGGAGCGTCATGCAAAACTCGCTAAGGTTTAAATCTTTCCGCACGCCTGCTATTACTTCATCTTGGCTGAGGGATGCAAAACGGGCTTGTTCTTCGCTATGCCCTATGGGTGCAAAGATGGTAGCGATGTTACGGAAATAATCTTCGTAGGCTTTTATGTGGCTCATTTCTTTTGGTAGAGCTTTTGAAGCTCGTTGTTTTTTTCGATGTTGCGTTCTACAAATTCTAAAGTAGTGTATAGGTTGGTTTTGTACTGTTCGGCTTTGCGGTCGGGCGTTACGGCGAAATCTATCATTACTTTATTGAATGCTTCCCGCATTTCTTTGATGTTTTTTAGCTTTATGCCCTTGCCTGTTTCTTCTTTGGCTTTGGGGAATACTAAAGGGAAACGCTTTGTGACATAATCACGAGAACCCGCATAATATTCGTAAACAATCGCCAAGGCTTCTTGGCTTACAAACTTGGCTATTTCTTGCGTTCTTTTTGGCACAATGGCATTATCATACTCGGTTTCGGTATCGTACAGGTACAATACTGCTGTTAGTTGGTGTAAGAATTTAATATCCTTGGTTTGGGTATAAAGCCAAAAGGCTTCGTCGGCTTCTACAAATCTTCCAAACCATACATCGCTCAAATAGTCTTTTGTGCCTATCAAGATATTATTCCCTATCAAAAGTTTTGGTAGTTTGTTCAATACCAATGGCTTGGCGGTTAGCCTCATTATCCGCTGAACTTCCAAGGCTGTTTTGGCTAGTTCGGCATTGGGGATGGCTTTTACTAAATCTGGGAATTCCTGTAAAAAATACAATAACCACAACGACGCAAACTTGCCTTTTGTAAGCTTTTGCTGGAGCAAACCAAAATAAAATTCAATTTGCTTCGCTGTAAACTTATTAAAATTTTCAGGGAGATTGAAGGTTTGAGTATTGATGGTGATTGTTATCATTTATTTAGTTGTAAATTAGTGAGTTAGTGATTTAGTGGTTGTCGTACATGAATTCCCAATCAATATAAAGAGTCTCTCGCTTAGATGAAAACTTTACGAATTCTGTTTGCATCCATTTTTTTTGGGTATCGTTCAATGCAAAATAGAAGTTATCTTTTCGTACCATTGAAAAATAACCTCTTTCAAGATATTCTAGCATTAATTGATTTACTTCTTCTGTATCTTTTACATCAGTAGTACCAAGCATACCTTGTGCATTAGCAATATGCAAACCTTCATCTTCATCAGAAGTACAAAATAATTTAAAACCTAAAGAGGTAAAAGCCTCTTGAATTTCCCTGATTAAATCAATGCTACAATGTGTCATATTTATTTGGTGATCGAGTTAAGATTCAGCAATTTTATTTGTAAAATCATTTAGGTTATTAACAGTTTTACGAAATTCAGTGCAAAGCAAATTGGCAATTCTATCTAAATCAGTACAAGAAGAAGGACTTTCTACCAATTCATTTTCCTCTTTAATTTCTTTAAAGTTTTTTTGTAAATATGCTTTAACAGCATTGTCAACACTATTTTCTTCTTGTTTTAGATTATTGTTCATGATTATTTAGTTTTAGTCTGTGTCCCTAAAATAGGTAAACAATATTACATTAATACGGCTATTAAACTTTTGGCATTTATTGATCATTCTTACTTCAAAGCTAAAGTCTTGATTTTTTCCGCCTTTATTGAATTTTTCTAAATATTTACTATGCCAATAGTCTGAATAATGCTCTAATTTAGCTTGAAGCTTTAAAAGTTTAAGCTTATATTCTTTGCTGTATTTTTTATCTATTGTCATAGTCTTGCCTCTTGCTTCTTGCTTCTAAACTAAAAAAACTTCGTCCCGCCTCCTTCTTCGTTTCTGAATGGTTTTGAAACCACTATCGGTACTTCTGGAATGGTATAGCCTAAATCAGTGGCGTTGGCTTTGATGAAACTTGCCATTAGTACTAATCTGTTGATGGCGGTATGCTCCAAATCATCTTTATAGAGTGCCAGTTTGGTTGTGGATGCCTCACGGTATCCTTTTGATTGGTTTGCCGAAGAATTATCAAAAACACTGATGGTATTATTATTAAATATTACCGAAAGTGATGATAAACCTTTTGACAAAGCTTTGTTAGCTATCACTGGGCGGATGTATTTTTCTAGTAATTCTTTGTGTTTCGTGCTGTAATTTCCGCTACGTAAAGTTACTAAAATTTCAGCAGGAACGGCGTTTTCTATCGTCTCTATTTCCACATCTTCTATGTACGGAACCAGTGCCAAAAATACCGTTCTTGAACCTGAGATTATCTTGAATTCGTCGGCTGTGCGGATTAATAGCTTTTTGAATTCTGTGAAAGAAGATGAAGCCGTCCAAGCCGTAAAAGTACTTTTGTTGGCTTCTAAAAAGCGTAGCATATCGTCGATAGCACGAAAGCCTTTGTCTAAGAAAGACGCTTGCAAGTCTGCCTTGTCTTCGGGTGTGGCTTGTTTGTTTCTATCAACGGTATAACTAATACCTCCGTTTGATATTTGGATTTTGCCTTGTGGCATATAATTACCCATACCAATATTAGCGGCTGCTATGCGTACTAATTTGATAAGGCGAAGGTGTATTTCGGATGTGCTATCAATACTAGCATCGTACTGGGCTTGGCTAAGGTATGGGATGATGTAACGCTCTAAAGCGGATTCTACATCCGACTGAACGTTAGCATACGTAAAGCCAACGTTTACGGGAATAGTTGCTTTGAAGGTAATATCGTTGAATAGAGATACCATGATTTAATAATTTACAATGCGTTGAACTCCGTATTTAATGAAAAAAGCTTGTTTTTGATATGCTCTTTTTGGCTTAATAAAAATTTAATAAAAAGATTTTTATCAAAGGCAATTTCACTAAGGGCTTTACAACCATAACCATCATCATGAATGATAACTGAATCATAAGAATAGTCGAATAACTCTTTTTTCTCAAATTCAATTAAGTTGTCAATATGTTGTAATTGATTGTTATTCCAATCAAGCTTTTCTTTCAATTCATTGCCTTTTTTCAATTCATCATTTGTCATGGTATTATTATTTAGTTATTGTGGCAAAACGGTTTCACGCTGGCTTGGCGTTACTTGGTTTTGGGTTTGAAGCGTTGGAGTAATAATTCTTAGTTTAAGTTTTTGCCCTTGTGGCCCCGAAAATCCATTGTACTTAAAGCACCAATAGAACGGACTCAATATTGCCGATACATGGCGGGTGGCTGTAGCCATGTGGATATTGAAGGCTTCACGTTTATCTGAACCACTACCCGCACCCATGCCCGATTTATTAGCACCTTGTAGGGTAGGGTCTATACCAACGGCACGCTGAATGTGGAGCGTAGCACGGTCGTCTAGTTCTAAATATCCTTTTTCAAAAACGGAGCCTTTTAGTTCTGTAATTGTCCAACCTGAAAGCTCTTTTTGAAGAATTTTGTCAATCATTTTCATCGTCATGATGTTATTGCCAGTGTTCTTCACGCCGTGCATCATGTCGTTAAAATGCTTTAGCTCCTCCCCAAAGATTGTGTTAATCTCATTTTCATCGGCTTTTTCCCACCGTCCTTTATATTTTTCTGCCAAATATTCACGATGTACCTCAATATGGTATTTGGGTGACATTTGGTTTTTTTGAAGATAGGTATAAAACAGCGGTACTTGGTTCCCATTATCCAGCCAACCACTACTTTTTACAGCATAAGCTGGGGCTAATGGATAATAAGTGCGGTGTGTGGCGATGGGTGTTTTATAGAAGTATTGATTAATGCTTTTCTCGTTCTTAATCAATTCAGCATCATCTAAAGTAGGGTCTATCAACCAACGTACTTTGGTATTTACGTCGCTATCTGTTCCTGCATAATTATGCCAGTTTCTTGAATAATAGGCTTTTTGGATAAAACCTTTTTCATCCTGCAAACCAAAACGAAAATGCACTGCACAGAGATAAGACAGGAAGGCTCTTGAACGATCGTTGGTAAGAAGGATTTCCGTAACTGGTAGTCTGAATTTTACGTAATCTATAATTCGTTGCTCGAAGGCGAGCATCGTTTTTTCGTCATCCAACCAATCTTGTATTTCGGGTGTGATGTATGGTGCAAATTCTTTTTTGCCGTCTTGGTAGTCTTCATAGCCTACTTCTATGCCACCCGCATAGATGCGGTCAACTTCTTTTTCGATGGCATCACGAAGCGTGTCGTTTTCTTCGATTGCCTTTTCCCATTCGTAGGGAAAAAGGTTATTATCCCCCCAAAGGGCTATTTTGGAATGATACGATAGGTTTAATTCTTTTGATTCTGTAGGCGTTGGGGCATCTTGGGCTATACTGCCTTTACTGCCTGCTATAGATACAATAGCGTTTGCCAGTGGGATATATGCCACCGAATTAATGCCTTTATAGCTTGTTTTTACGTCTTCGCCTACCATTCTACTTTTTTATTGTTAAAGGTTTGTATCAAACGGTAATGAATGCTCATCCGTTCGCCTGTTGGTTTGTATTTGTTGCTTAACTCATCTTTCCCCATTAGGGCAATAACCGTGGTTTGTTCTGTGGCGTGTTTTTCTACCAAAGCAGATACTCCTGCGGTTATGCCTACGTTGGGTTTCATCCTTACTTTATTGCCGTATTTTTGGGCATTCATAAGGGAGTGGTTTTTTACTGCTCGTTCAATTTTGATTAATTCACCACCTGTGCCTTTGCTTTTATTACACGACCAAACCTCTAAGCAAAAACCTACTGGATAACCGTAAGGGTCTTTACTATCGATGATTGAGCGTACTTCTGAAAGGCTGATAGTTTCCAAGTATATTGAGTGATTTAGTGAATTGTGATTGAGTGATTACTTATGATGGTAAATTTCTCTTGAAAAAATAATTTATAAAAGGATAAAGAAATGGCTGGCTTTTCAATAGTAATGGGTTTAAACCCATTACTATTAAAAAATAATTATAAAATACACCAGTCTTCGGCTAACATATCTGTTTGTGATGCCAACCAACCGTTTACAATTGTTTTGTCGGCAGCTCTCATACATAAGTATGAAGTGAATTTGATTCCTGGTATTAACTGTTCGCTTGAAGCACAATTAATTAGATGCTCTTTAACCTTATCAGGTAGTGATTTTACTTTAGGAAGAAATTCTAAAGACAAAGTGTCTTCTGGTCGTTGAAATACAAACATTCCTTTTCCGTTCCATCCTTCTCTGGAAATCAATTCTCCTTGTTTTACTGCTTCGATGGCTTCGCCAAATGTTAATTTTGATGCTTTCATGTTGTTTGTTATTGTTAAAAATTTAAAATCACTAAATCACAATTCACTAATTCACAATTACTACCCCGCTGCCATTGCTCCAAAGCCTTTGGTGTTGGCTGGCTGTTCGTAGGTATTTACAAGCCATTGTAAAAACTGGTCTGTCATTTCGCCACCGTGTGTGGCATTTTGTGGCGGAATGCGTGGGTTTATTTCAGACGATTTATCTTTCTTTACTACAGTTCCCCTTTTTGCACTATCACGCAATTTGGTTGGCGTATTTTTACATACTTCATACCATTGCTCACAGTTTAGGATATTGAAGGCAAATTTTATAGGCAATTGGTTGGTAAGGAGTTTATCCCAGTAGTTCATAGTATCGCCGTGTTCGTTGGCTTGCCCAAGGTATATGCGTTTAATGGCAAAGCCGTTTTTTCTTGCCACACCTTCTACATCGGTAGCATACGATGCCAATCCGTTCAATTCCCCGCCAATCATGGTATTATTGATGATGAGGATAAATTCTTTTTTGGGATAACCTTCGTAGTATTCACAAACGGTTTGCATCAAATCTTTATGGGTTTGTGGATTGCCAATTTGCGAAACGTTGTAAAAATACTTTAGCATTTTGGCTACGTTTTTTTGTACCTGAAACGTACCTAAACAGTTATGAGCATTGTTACAGTCTAGGGCTATCATTAAGCCTTGGGTATAATCCAAATCTTTATCCCAACGCCAATTGTGCTTTACTTTACCGATTTGGGTATCTACAAAATCATAATCAATGGCATTGCCGTAACCGTGGGTATTTTTATCAAGTGATCTGTAGAAGTTGTTCTGTATTTCTTCTTGCTCAATGTTTAGGATGGATAAATCCCATTCTACAGGGTCAAGGTTTCGGCGTAGGGTTTTTAGGGTATTAATGCCAAGGGCGTGGATATTATCTAGCGTTGAAGCCTTTGCTACAAATACTAAATCTCTACGCATTTCATTGATTGATTCTTTTACTTCGTCAATCAATGCCTGTATTTCCTCTTTTAGGCGTTTGGTTTTGGCTTTGGCATACTCTAAGGTTTTATCATAAATAAACCTATGAAGTTTTAAAATATCATTGATGGTTTGGTGGTCAACCTGTTTTTTATAACGCAATACCCAACGGCCCCGAACATCATGTGGTAAATCAGACTCTATCAATAATGAATGATGTTGATAACATTCGCCAAAGCGTTTGCCGTCTGGCAAAAGATTTTGGCGTCCACCACGGATAGTGGGAATTACGTCATCCTGAATCTGTACGCCATCCAGTTTTCGCCCTTCGCAAATAGCACCATAGTCGAACGACTTTGAGTTTACCATTGCTTTTCTATCCAAAGACACAAGTTTTGTTACTGAACCATTTATCCAGAAAATAAAGTATTCAGGCTTATCCACTACCAAATAAGGCTCTGGGATGCGGAGTTCTTTAGGTGGTTTTTTACGTACCCAATAATGTACGTTTTCACGGAGTCCGATTTCCGTCCAACCAGCTTGCATCTGCGGGATGATAGTATCTATTAAATGGGCATAACTTTGCGATAAGATAAAACCTTGCGAGCGTACCAGTATTTTTGCCCGTAAATATACCCAAGTAGCTGTTACTCCATGCGTTTTACCAGTACCACGCCCGAATAATATTACCGTTATTACGGCATCTATCAGGAATACTAATAACTGCGGAATGTTACGGTGAATATTATTAAATTCTTCTTGAAATTTTTCTTGATAACTCATACTTCTTCAAAATCAATATCTTCAGCTTCTTGTCTTTTCTTTTTGTCCTTACGTTGCTTGAACTGTGCGATTACTACCTGATATTCTGCCGTACCGATAGCTGGTACGTCTGGAAACCAATCGGGATGGAATGCCGCTATAACATCGGGCAAACGGAGTTGGCTTTGGTCGATGGCGTCGGATGTTCCTAAAAATTCTGATATAGCCGACTGCAGGTTGGCATCACACTTTGCCATTGCCGAATGGTCACCAGCTACTACCGCAAAGTTTCGGGTTTGGTTAATATTGTCAAAAAGTTTATCGACTAATAGCTCACGGTATTTGGCTCTATCTATGGTAGAATAGAGCGTACCCATTTTATCAAAAATCTTTTTGGCGTTATGTACTGTCAGCCCTTGTTTCTGTACTAAAAGTTCTATTGTTTTCGCTACTGATGATGTCGTTTTGAAGTATTCTTTCGCTGCGGTTATCAATCTAAATTCTGTATCTACAGAATCAGAAAGAATAAAACGTGCATCTTCATTCTGGAGGGCAGAAAGCACTACTTCGTCGGTAGTTTTTTGGGTTATTAATATGGGTTTGGCGTTTTTCTTTGCCATGATTATATCGTTTTCATGCTTAGCGATTCATACACAAAGGCATTGCGTTCACGGAGGATTGCCTTTATTGTTTCGTTTTCGGCTATGCGTTTTTGTAATTGCTCCAGCTTCTCTTTATCGTTGATGTATTTGTTTACATACTTATAGTTATTGTGCCAAAGTTTGGTCAATACTGGCGTTTCTTCGTCATCAAAAGTGCTTTCTACTTCCTGAAATACAGTAGGCAACTTTTGGTAGGTATCATAATAATTGGTAAACTCCCAAATCTTTGTCAGATGTATTGAAAATATTGCCTGAATACGAAAGCACATTTCTTTACGCTTTTCGGCATCTTCTGTTTTGGGTAAATTATCTTTTAAATACCGTGCTTCGGCATATAGGCTTTTTCGCTTAGCAATCGCTTCCTTTATTTCGTTTGGTGCATCGGTTTGCTCGCTTAGTCGCTTGGCTTTGTCGGTCACGTAGCTTTCAATAACGGCTATCCGCTCACTTAAAGCGGGCTTAAAGGTGCTTTCGAGCGATAGTATTTCGCTATGCAGTCGTTCTTTGTTATAAGGCGTTTCACCAGTGTTGAAAACGGCTTTCAAAAAAGAGTTTGTACCCAAACGGTTATAAATCTCTACGCCTATGGCATAGTTTGGCTGTGCCAAGTAGGCTTGTATTAGTTGATGTTCCATAAAAAATAAAATGCGGTAGCCCTACATAATAGTACTACCGCATGAAAGCAAAGAACGTTAGGATAACTTTTGAAGGTATGGCCAATTGTGTTTCACCAAAAAATCAATATCTGATTGACTGAGGTTTGCAGAATCGAACCAACGCCCTGCATAGGCAGTAGTCCCCAAGCCTATTCCTACTACAGTGTATTGTATAGGAATATCGTTTTCGCCAGAAGTTTCTTGTGGGATAACTTCTGGCATTTCTGGGTTAAGAACCAACGGCGAACGAGAACGTTTCATTGTAAGTATATGGTGCGAAAGGTGCTGCAGAAATTACAAATTCAATCATGCGTTCGTCACCGAACTTTTCGCCATATTTTACACCGATAGAGTCTGCTTTGATATATGCCAAGTAGCCTGTAGTTACTCCTGGTTTACCTAATAACATACCGTCGCCAGCTGATTCTTTCAAATACGCCATAAAGCGAAGCTTGCGAAGGTTTTCCAAAAATCCACGGTTTTCTTGGGTATTTTGCACCGTGATTTTAAAATCTGAAAGATAACCAGAACGACCAACTAATTTAGTTTCGCCAGAGTTCTTTTCGATGATAGAAAACAGCTTGGTTGCCTTTTTGCCAGTTTTAAAAACAAGTGGACCTGTAGCTGTCAGGATGGCTTCATTTGCTGAGATTTCACCTGTGGCAGTTGCACCGAAGGTTGGCATCGTTTGTACGTCGTCAGGGAGAAAGATACCGACAATGTCTTCAAGTCCGCCCAAATGAGCTTCTTCCTGAACCTCATAGACATTATCTGCTAATACGATGGGGGTAAATTGCATGGTTTAAGTATTTTTATGCCTTACAGATTGCGTTTGGCAGGTTGATATTTTGTTAATTGAAATACTTATTTGTCTTTTAGCTCTGTCAAAACTCCTTTTTCAACCAAAAGCTTTACTTCTGCTTTAGTAGGATTTTTGGCTAATGCCACAACATCACAAAGAGACGCAACGCCATCTTTATTGGTAACGGTGGCTGTAAATACAGACGATTGATAAGTTTTGCCTTCAAACGTTAATACGGGTAGCCCTGCATTGTCTTTTTGAATCGAAAGAAATGATACTTCTTTTACGGCTTGCTCAATGGTTTCGTCTTTCTTTTTGATGTCTTCGTCTTTTTTCTTCAGAAGCTCAATAAGCTGTTCGTTTGATAAGTTTTTGTAATCTTCCATTTGATTTATTGATATTCAGGCTATCCTGAAAAGAATAGCCTGAAAGAGGTTAAAGATTAAGAAGGAATAGTTAGGTCACGTCCGTTCGTCCAAATCCAGGTCGGATTGATGAAATCATAACCTTCGTACCAGTCTGTACCCATAATAACATCATACAAGCCCTCAGTAGCCATATCAAAAACATTTTGATTACTTGGGTTTTTGATTCTACCGATTTGGTTGCCATCTACGGTAGTCCAAATCATATCTGAACCTTCGTGAGAAGTAAAGCCTCTTACCTGTACCATCGTATCTATAATTACGGCAAAGTCGGTGGCTTGAGGATAATTGGCATTATATTTCAAGCGCATACCACGTTTAAAGCGTGTTTCTAATGTTTTGCTCATCGAAAACCACTTGATAAACTTGCGGTACTTTTCTGGAATGGCGTAATAATACGTTTCCATGTATGTCACAAACAAAACAGGGTCTGTAGGTACTGCACCCATCGCAATCATTGAACCCAATGAAGAGAATTTTCCTGCTGCATTATACAAACGGATTTTATGGCGGATACCCGTTCTTGAATCTACAACCGCACCGGGTGTTCCTGCTGCTTGTTGTTCGGTAGTTGGGTCTTTCCGTACACCCAAAAACATTACAGATTCTTCGTCGTCCTCTTTTGCTTTTTGCAAAAGGTATTCGGCTACCATCGCAATAATTGGGGCTTCTTTACGATACAAACCTTTTTGAACCATAAAATCAAGAGCGGTTGCCGATAGGTCGTCTGGCTTAATACGCACGTTGATTTTTACACGGTCAAGGTTCCAATAATTAGGCGTAAAGTCTAACGCACCTAACGACGAAAACTTACTGTAAAAAGGTTGCAAAACCGAAGTTAACGACATGTTTACTTCGTCGATACGAGTATTGTCCGTCTGGCGGGTCGGAAACAATGCCTTCGTTTCTGAAACTGTCATAATTTGCTTGTGCAAATTTTGCGAGTTGATATTGCCGTCTTTGTAATAACTACCATAAGCGGCAATCATAGCGGCGGGGTTCAAAAATGGCATATTGCTTAGTGTTTTTGTTTAGCGGATTGTGTGAATAAAATCTGTTGTATGAATCAAATATTACAAGCCTTGCGCACGCTTGAAGGCATCTTCACCCTCCATTTTGGCACTGGCTTCAATCGTTGCATTTGGCGTAGCTGGCGGTACATCATTTCCTTCCTGACGTGCCTCTGAGCGTGCAGCACCAACACTTGCACCTACTTTGGCTTGCAAGTCAGTTACTTGGGTTTGTAAAGTACCGATTTTGGTATCTTTGGCAGTTACTTGCTCAGTAAGGGTTTGTTTTTCTGCCGTAAGATTATCTACTTGTGTTTGTAGCGTACTAGCTTGGGTATTGGTTTCTGAAAGCTTGGTGCTGATAGCGTCTAAGATTTCGTCGGCACTGAGGTCTGAACCTTCTGCTGATTTTAGGCTGATGTTAAGCGTAGAAGCTAACACGCCAAGTTTGACTAATGATAGTGACATTTCTTCGTCGTGGGTTTGGGTGGTGGATGGGGTTTTCTCAAGAGGTTTTCCCCCGAAAAAATTAGATACTATAGTTTTGATTGACATAATATCGTCGATTAGTCCGTGTTCAATTGCTTGTTTTGCCGATACTGTAGAGCCTTTCAGAATTTTGGCTGAAACGTTAGGGCGTTGTGCTTTTACGGAGTCAATAAAATCTTGAGCGGATGGGTCTAACCAATTCTGTTGCAATGGTTTGATATTGCCTGCAATGGCTTGGCGTGTTTCGCTGTTTTTATCCGGGGATAGGCTTGAATATACATCCATAACCTTTACGCCCATGCGTTCGTAAAGCTTTGACAAATCGGTTAAAGACATCATCGTACCGATACAACCAACCATACAGGCGGGACCAGAAGAATAGATGGCATCACAATAAACCGCAATGCCATACGCCAAACTCGCCATCATGCCGTTTACTTGTGCATATACCTTTTTACCGTTTGCTTGGGCGTTTTGGATGGCTTCTATCACTACGGCTTTGGCTGTAGTAAAACCACCGCCTGAGTTGATTTGTAGAATGATAGCAACGGTATCAGTGCTTTCTGTGGCTTTATCAATCATTTCAGCAATAGACTTTGTACCGTAAGCGATTTTATCGCCCCAATAGTTGTACATATCATTTTGCATCAGTAACCCTTCTATAGGAATTACGGCAATTTTTTGTACTGAATCTGTACCAGAATTGGCAGAAGCACTCGTTATTTCTGACTGTTGGGTAAGGCTACATTTTATAGATGGGCTTTTACCTTCTAGCATGTGCTGTAGGAGCATCAAATACGGTGCTTCTACAGATTGATCTATTTGTATTGTCCCAGTTTGGTTAAACATTACATTTGCGGTTTGTATGCCAAATTTTGGGGCTTTTATTTTTTAGAAAAAGGATAAAGAGGTGGGTAGGAATAGGTGTTTTTTAGGAATATTTTAATCAAAAAAGCCCGCTGGTTGGCGGGCTTTTTGACCTATAAGAGAATCCAAAACTTTACAATGAATTTAAAAAAGCTTCAATTTTTGGAGCTAATAAATCGTATGCTTTTGGGTTACAGTGCCAATTGTCATACGTTCCTGCCGACACTTGTTGCCATTTTGCTACATCAAAAGTTCCTGCGGGTGCTGTTATTGTTACAAGAGCCTTGTAGGTTGAGCTGTTGTACTTAAAAATATCATCTACGGCATAGCTGGTACTTGTTGGGTCGTATGATGGGTAACTACCTGTTGATACACCGTATATGCCCGCCATATCACTATTTGCAAGGTTGAATCCTGCGTGTGACCGCAAATCTAAATACGGCATACCCCATTTTATACAAACTTGTAATAATATATCCGAAAGTGTTTTCCATTTCCCAGATATATCGGTGCTTCCAAAATTGTAATTAATCAGGAATCCAACCTTTTTTGATGAGTACTTGCTTAGTGCTAATTTACACATATACTCTGCAGCACCACAAAAAGTGAATGTATCTAATGTCGCATTGTATCCTGTTGTTATTGCACCAATTGCATTAATTGCCTGTACTGTATCATTTAGCCCTCCTTGTAATAGCACAAAATCAAAATCAGATGAATATCCTTCAAGACGTTCAATTATAGAATCTGTTCTACCCGTTACTTTGGTAATACAAGTACCTCCAACACCGTAATTTGAATAATTCATTGAATTTTTTTCACCTATCAGTTTCGCCCATCCTCCGTGGTCAGGTGTCATTCCTGCTTGACCTCTTATAATACTATCACCAACAAAGGCTATTTTTTTGCCTATTAAATTATTAATTACTATGTTATCAATTTCATTGTTAATTGAGACAATATCTAATCCAGCTTTATAAGCTGATATTTGCAAATTTTCATCTAAAATATAAGCATTTGCATTTAAAAGAGCATTAGATGAAGTCCCTGTAAAACCATTGTACGTATTTGTAACTTTTGTCCAGTCAATTATCAGGTATATTTCTAAACCTAAAATTGTTAAATAATAAATTCTCGGAGCTAAAGATATAGTAGTATACTGCTGATATTTTATAGTTTCGTTTGTATCAGTTCTTTTTAATTCAAACCCACAAATCCCATCTGTATTAACAAATAACTTATATACATATATATCAAATGTATTTACTCCTTTGTTAATGTAGCACTCTCTAATACCTGTATTAACATAAGAATTATCTGATATTAATACACGGTCTAATTTAGAATTAGACATCGTATTAGCAAGTATTTCAGTTGCTAAAACTTTTGGTTTTAGGGTTGCATTATTAACGGCACTTATTGTCAAAGGATTATTATAAGTTCCAAATCTTATAGATTTTGTTCCAGTTGGATACCCTGTAACTAATTCATTGTTTTTTACGACTGCAGTATCTTGGTTTGTTGTTGGAAAAGTTGAAATTAGTACATTATTTGCATCAAAAAATGCAAATGCAGCAACTAAAAACTGTACTGAACCTGTATAATAGTAGTCTATACCATCACCGACTGGTAATAAATCTGAGTAGTAAGAATTAGTATTATTCACCAAATTACCTGTATTGATAGCCTGATACTTTCCTTTTGTAATAACTGGTGTAATTAGTGTGTTTACAGATTTTAATGATTTTATGTCATCTGTATTTTTTTGAATTTGAGAATAATTAGTATATAAAAACTTACCTTCTGTAAAGTCTAAACTGCCTCTATTTACTATATAGAAATTACCTTGTATAACTTTTTCAAATTTATAATAAGGTGAAAAAGCTCCATTTTTTGAAAATCTGAAAGTAACGCCTGTACTTGTAATTTTAGCTTCTATTGTTACAATATCCCCTGTCGTAAAAGCTTGAGAAGGGGTTGCTGGCTGAAACTCAGTAAGCCCTACTCCTTTAATGTATGCAGTTATTTGACCAGTGGTTCTTAATAAAATAGAAACTTTATCCGTATCATTATCCCAACCCATGCCAACAAAAGGATTTGTTGTTCTAATAGTACCTATTGTAGCGAAAAAAACAATAGTATTATTAGTTCTTCCAGTTGCGGGAATTCCTGTATCCTTATAACTTACGTCACTTGCTTCACTGCCAGTAGAATCAGTTTGACCTATCCAAGAAATTAATCTATCTAATCCTGTTGAAGATACAATATTGCCTTCACTTAATAATGTATTTTCAAAATTCCATCTGCTTGTAGTGCCAATTACAGGTTTTTCGATATATTCTCCTACTGTTCTTATTGCAAGAATGTCTATATTAGACTCATTGTAAGAAGATTTTGAAGCATTATAGTTAATTTCTTGTAGGACATCAAACACTTCTAAGCCAACTACTGAACCATCTTGAATCAAAACTTGATTAACCAAAGCGTTACTATCTACTCTAGCTGAGTCTGTAGAAGCATCTGTAACATCAACTTGCACATATACAAGGCATTGCACCACACCAGAAGATTTAAGCCAAACCTTCATATCGTACAAGCCAAGTGCGATTTCTGAAATTGGGGGTATAATTACACCATCCACAATATTTACCCAACTTTTTACAACCGTAAAAGTGAGGTTATCTGTAGATACTGTAATTCCTGAAGATTCTGTTAGCGTATCTTTCAATACGCCATTCTCGTATATTTCTGCTACAATTTCGTAGCCTGTTAGCGATTTTAATTCGCCAGTTACATTGTCTTTTAACTGAAAGTGACGAACCCATGTTTCGCCAGGTGCTTGTTGGAACTGCACCAAGGCTGGTCTTAAATCTATCATTGTAGTAAGGGATTAGTAGCTTTTTATGATATAGAAATAATCCTTTTCCTTATTAGGCAAAAGATTCTTTGCAGTGTTTTGATATAATGGGTTTAAAGTCTCCCATGAAGATGGTTCGATGTGTATTTCACGCATTGTTCCGCCAACGTTTGCCCGCAACCATACTTCAGTAGGTTCAATCCCTTCTGGTCGCCAACACATTGCTTCCAATTTATTGCTTTTTACTTTGGTACGGCAGGGTAAAATACTTGAGGAATCTGCCCAGTCTATAGCTTTATGCTTTACCCAAGTTGTGTGGTTGTAGCTTTGTTCGGTATTCCAATACTGTGGTACAAAATCCAAATAATCAGCAGCGCCACCATTCGTCATTAGCATTTTCATTGCTGCGAAAAAGCCCACATAGGTATCGTGCGATTTGTTACCATCGTAGGAATTTTTATCCCATTCGTGCAAATCAACACTGTTCATATAAGTGAGCGAAACCAAATGGAAAGCGTTTTTTCTACCCGCCAAAGCTCCCTTGTGTTCGTTCAAAACGTCTGGAGCGTATCCTCCAGAAGCTAATGGCACATATTCGTTAAGACCAATATTGCCTTTGTCTGCAATTACTTTTGTAAGCATTTTGAACCTACGACCACTTAGCTTGTATCGACAATACCAAGCGTTCCATTCTAGCAATGTGCCAGCACGAGCCAGAAAATGAGGTGAATTTCTGCCAGAGCCATATTTATTAATAATAATGGTATTACCACCACCCAAATTATAGACGCTGTCTTGCTTTGCCCATTCATACGACCAAAAAGAAACTTCACTGCTTGGAATAATATTGGGGTAATCAACCGGTCGTTTATTACTTACACCACGAGACGGTATTGATAGAGTAGGCGTTGTACTAAGCCAATCCGTTGAAATGTTTGCACCAGAAGGATAATTACCCAAAGAGTCTGGATAGTAGTCAAGGATTTTTGCACCAGTTTCAGGGCTATGGATATATCCGATTGTGTTGATTGGCGCACCATAGTCGGATGACACATCACCAGTAGTATTTTCAGCCATACCGATTAGTGCAGCCCTATGATACTGAGAACCAAAATCGGCTGTACCATCTTCAATATCAACGGCTATCAATCCTCTATGGGATTTTGAACCAACGTTATCCCCAAAACCCATTACAGGATCTTTTGCTACACCACGCCCAAAATCGTAGCTACCTTCTAAGCCCAAACTATCTAATCTTTGCCCACCATGTAATCCCTCTTCAAAAAAACGATGTTGGTAAGGGATTGAACTTGTAAACGTCCAGAAGGATTGACCGACGTAAGGGTCAATATCATCTGGCCATGGAAGACCAGAATCATAATTAAGCGGCCAAATAAATTCTTGACCTCTTAAACCATTCCCATAGTAAAAATTTGGCGTGATGGCGGTGTTCCCCATTAGTCCAAACTGCCAAGCATCTTTGTTGGCATCTACGAAATACTTACCGAAAAAATTCCACCAAACACCCCATTTGGGTCTAATATAACCCTGTGCGTTTGTATAGGTTGGTGCTGTAAATTCGCCAATACTGTTTAAGGGTACAAAGTTTATTGTGGTTTGTATTGGAATCGTTTTAGCTACGTTACTAATAGATGCTAAAATGGTAGGTTCGGGTGGAGTAACACCACCGCCAGAAGTATCAGCGGTTATGCTTTTGATAGCTATGCCCTTAATATCTACACTAGCTACTGTTTTACTGATAGGGAATATCAGGTTTGGGGTTTTGTAACGGTATTTGGTAAAGATAGTATTGCTTTCGTAGTGTTTTGTAGGGTTGCGATAATCAGCATATTTAGAGGTATAAACCTTTAGTTTGTTGTTATTAACCTCTATGCCTGCGTATTGTGGCAAAGGGATATTCTTTTTGCCGAATAGTTTTACAAGTGGTTTATTGAGGGAATCTCTCGAATAAACCAAAAGCGAATCATTTCTAAACAATACGTGCGTTACGGCTATTTTGCCGTTGGTGCTGTTTACAGAATCGTTTCTGATGGCAATGCCTACGCCTGCTTTTTTATCTGAAACCTTAGCAAAGTAGGCACGGTATAAATAGGCAGAAGTCAGGCTTCCGTTGTATTTGCGGAGCGTGATTTTATCGGTAGTGCCACCGATACTACCAATGCCTTTTAGCGTAGTGGACGATTGCCCAAAACCTGTGAGGCTTAGGAAAAGTAAGCTTAAAAGAAAGAGTCTTTGTTTCATACTGTGGTAATATCTATATAAGTGAATGCTAGATTAAGGTAATATCTTTCGTAAATGCTAGTGTTGGGTATCAGTACGAATAGGTAATACTCGCCTTCTTCCTGAAAGTTGAGTATAAAAGAGTTTCGTGGGCTGGCTTGGGTAATATCTTCGGTAGTGCCTACCAGTAATTGATAGTTTGAGATATTGCCGATGGTTTTGACGGATACATTAAATACATCTATCAGCGTGCCATCTTGCTTTGGGTATTTTTTTTGTTCTGTATCTACAGTATCAATCAGCTTGATAATTTTCTGAGATGCTTTACCAGGGCGAAGAATCAATTCGTATTGATTTGAATTTTCGATACGTTTTGAGATTAGATACTTATAATCTAATTGGATACCATCTATGTAAATTACCTTTTCGTTATGCAAAGTGATTTCTACAAACAGTAGCTGATTGAGCAAATGTTTTTTGTAGCCTTCGCTAAATGCTTGGAGGTCGGTATTTTCTTCATCTATCGTTACGGTGATTCCTTGTTGGTTTAATGGACCAAGGCTTTCAAGCTTCCTGACGAAGTTGCCTTCTGTTTCTGAAAAACTAGAATCTACTTCCAATAGCCAATTTTCGCCATACAAATGCACTGCTTGTTGCGTAATATTGCCCAGAGGTATAGCATCAGTCGCTACGGTTTTTGAATAACAAAAACGCAACCTAGCCACCCCACCCAAACGGCTGGCGGGGTCTGTTCTACGAAACATTGTGCTTGGTGAAATTTGCATGCCCAAAGATAGACTTTGAACATGCCAAATAAAGGGATAAGTATTTGTATTTCAAATAGTTATAAGTATTTGAGCGTCAAATATTTATCCCAAAACAGAGCGGAAAAGCTGTTGTTTTTTGCGGAAAAATGTAGTGTATTTTGGAAAACCGCTGTGATTTTGCGGAATTTCCGCCAAAAATAATTTAAAAATTTTTGGCGGTTTTTAGCTTTGTTTTTTTGATTTGCTTTCTGTTGTTTTCGTTGAAGTACGAAACAATGTTTACGCCCATGCGGCGGGCGGAATTGTCATCAATATGTCCACGAGTTCCCGTCTTTTCCAAAAACCGTGTTGTGATGGCTTGATCTACCGAAATGTAGTCTTTCCCGCCCCAAGAATGAAAGCCCAGTGCCATTTTGAAAAATTCTGCAAACACACGCCCAAGGTTGCGGATAGTATAGTCTGAAAAATTATAATCTATCAATCCTTTAGGGATACGTATTTCCAGCGGAACCCAGCCGTCTGGCACGATGTCCTTTTGGGGACGAAGCTTTACGGTGTTCGTTTTTTCTGCTGCTAGTTGTAACATTCGCCCTAAAAAACTATCAAGCTTAGGGCAAATGTAATTCTCTGTGCCAAAAGTGTTGAGCATGAACTCTTTTACGTGTTCTGGCACGTAAATGAAGATGGATGTTCTCATAAATTTTGCATTATTTTTATTTAACAATATGCACAAAATATTATTATTATCCAATATATCAGGGCTTTATGTGCTTTACGAATACATTACTTTCATAAATGAATAGAACAAAAGTCCATTTATTTCTGTAACGCTGTAACGATTGTAACCGATACTGGTTTTCAGGTACTTAGCTTTGCCGACATCCCTATTTTATTTGTAACCAAGTTACAAAGCGTTTGTAACGATTTGTAACCGACTAAAAACCTGATTATCAGTACCTTAGTAGTTACATATTTTTGTAACTTTTCTATTTTAGTTACAAATAAATATATTTTTTGTAACTGTATAATTGTTTGATAATCAGCAAATTAAAATTTTACCTTATAATCGTTACAGTCGTTACAACTTTTTGGCAGTTTATTTTATTAAGGATTGTAAGGAAACTATAGGCTGTGGCGTAGGCACAAAAAAAGCACCGACGAATCGGTGCTTTTGTGTAACTGTAATTGTATTATTCTGCTTTAACGATAGCTCTCTAGTTTTTCAAGCATAATTGCGATTGAGTCTGTCTGTTTTTCTAAAATTTCGTTGTTTATCTGTATTTGATTATACGAACCACTAACGTTAATTAAGACGCTCTTTAGTGAATCATATTCTTTATCCATTTCATTGTTATTTAACAATAGCCTATCATGAAATACTTGAAGAGAATCTACTTCTTTTTCTAGGGCTGATAATTTTGGGCGACTATTCTCTTTTGAATTACAAGAGAGAACCATGAACACGAATATTATTTTTAGTGACTTTATCATTGCTCCGTCCTTTTCCTTCTTACCCAATAATAAAACCCGTTTAAATTTTGATTTTGATTATATTCTTTCAGAAGTTAAAAAAAAGCGTTCAGCCTCGTTCAAAAACTTTGTACAAAGCCTTTCACCATGAAAACCTGTGAATTTTGGCTCAATGTCAGGCTTTCTTCCACCCGTTACATTTCCGTGTTCGTCGATATAATAATGACGAACAGGCAAAGGGCAAAGCATATCTAGGGTATAATCTATAATATCATCTATGTCCGTAATTTTGATGAATATTCCTGCTGGCATAAATTCACTTTCATATTCTTGAATTTGCGGTATTTCTCCAGATGGCGAATACACCAATGCCGTATATACAAGTTTCCCATTTTTTCTACATGGTTCATGGAAATTTATAAGCCTTGCACCTTCTGGAATATAGATATAAAATCTATGTTCCTGTGGGATTTCTATATAAAGATGAAATACTCTTTTCGCTAAGAAGTGAGGTATTTTTGAATAGCTGCATCTGTTTGTTTTAGAACGAAATACTTGAGTATCAATATGAGTTCTTGTTTCTGATATTCTCAGAAAACAAGTTCCGAATACATCTGATACAATATGATAGCCATTAAGGTTGTCGGACTTCTTCATCGGACAATCTAATATCGGACGAATGAGGGTTGTAATTTGTGAATTTTCCATTTTTGCGATTGCCTCCCCGTCCCATATTTTTAGGAAACAGATTAAAGAGGGCTTTTTTTAAATTGTTTGAATATTGAATATCGAAAATGATGGCAATTTGCTTGGCACTGTAGCCTTTTATTCTGTAGAGGTCTTCAATCATATCAATAAGCCTCCAGCTATCTTCAGAAATAGATTCAGTATCAAAATCGCTAAATTCTGAATCTTTCCCTTTCTTCTTTGAATAGCCGTATGCACACAAAAGATGATATACGGCATTGTTTGCATGATTGAAGTACTTATCATCATTTGCAAGAAGAATTGCTATTCTTATTTCTTGCAATACATCTTCTGCTGGAATATAGGAAACCCGAATGTCACGTTCTTTTATTCTATAATACAGATACTTTACATAGCTTTCGTCTAAAACTGTTTGCATTTCTCTTTTTGATAAGTTGTTGTCGATACTCCTCTACGTCTTTATCTGAAATATCGTTTGGCAAAAAGCCTTTTCTGATTATCAGATACTTTATATACCAGCGGGCTAAAGTTGCCCTGCCGTGGGCTTTGCGTTGTTTGTGTGTCATGTTGAATTGATGGTTACTTTTTCGGCTATTACTTTGCCGTCACGGGTTAGAATTCTGATATTATCTTCATTTTTTTCTAACTCAATCATTGCTGCCTTAATGCCGAACAAAAACCGCTGCCCGTTGGCTTTTTCTAGTAGGCAACTAATGTTGTGGCTTACTGGCATTCTGATAGTGATTTGGGGTGTTTTATTCATTGGTTCTGATTATATCAAAACTGCCGTGTGAATGATATTCGCCATTTTGCAGATAAATTCCTGATAGTTTCTTAGTGATTTCAGTAATTGAATCTAAATTATGCCCTAGCTCTTTTATGCGTCGATGAAAAAATACTTTTGCGTCTTCTTCATTCTCTGCCGAAATAGCAATCTTGTTTGAATGCTTTACGTTTTTTACTCCTTTCCTGATGATATGGTCAAAGGTGAAACTATACCAGACTGATTTGATGTCGTCGAGCCTAATCATTACGATTGGATTTAATCCCATATCATATTCTTTATTGATATATTCTTGAGCTAAGTTTTCAATCGTATCATGGAAAGCAAGTAGTCCTTTTCGTTTTTGCCCTAATCCCATCAAAGATTTTACTCTACTCAGCTCCAGACAATCGTTTATGAAATCAAAACCTAATTTTTCTCTCAAAACATCCTCTTCCGTTTCTGCTCCTTCTAAACAAACTTTTAGTAAAAGTGCTTGCTCCTCCTGTTTACGTTTATGTCTATCAATCATTATCCTATCATTTTAAGATTACCAGCCTTTACTTCGGCTGTGAATACTTCGATTGGTACTACAATCATCTTGCACTGTGAAAAGTCGGCAAGGTGGAGTTCTGTAATTTGATAGACACCCGCTAGGTTTCTACCAAATTTCTCTGAAACAAAAAGCTGACGGCTACCGTCGTCGTTCTGCCAGAAGGAATGATTAGGTACTAAAGGTTCTTTCTCCACGATGTTTTTTTGAATTATAATGCCCTGATAATGCCTGTTTGGTATAGAATGTTTTACCGCAACATTCTATGGGTTGAAAATCTTCTAAAGTATTCTTGACAAGCGGTTCACGTCCTTTAAGTTTATACTTCTGCAAGGTTTCTGCATCTATGGGCTTAAAAGACGGTTCTGGTTTGTGATGCCCAAGCTCCTGTTTTATTTGCCGTACCAGCCCTTCGGCTTGGGTTAGGATTAACAGGAGGGTCGATTTCCTGAACGATGTTGTTAGCAGCTCTTCCTGGTGTTCGGCAATTTTGTTTAATCTGAATTCGATGTCTTTCATTATTTTGCCTCCTTCCAAACTGAATATCCATCATGCCAATCTATCGTACTTCTATCAGCCCAAAAGGCTGATTTTTCTATTTCTTCGCCATCGTCAAATACGAAAAATGTCCCTTTACTCATCATCCATTCTTCTGGAGAAAAGTAGCGATGTGTGATTTTTAAACCTATCTTCATCGCACTGAGTGCTTCAAGTTTTGTCATTGTTTTATTGTTTATTCCCCAGCCGTTGTTCGTGTCTTCACGAACGATGTTTTATTTGTTCGTGGAGACACGAACAACGGCGGGGTGGTTACTGTATAAACTATACGCAAAAGAAATTTAACCTAGTGTTTCGCAAGCTTTTGGGTAAAAATCCCTTTCTGGTAGCAATTTTAAAGGCTATTTTTACAGATTTAGCACGATACTTTTTAGACCGCAAAACTCCCTTTGCGTTCAAACACTCTATCGTTACTTTCATCTATTGATGGATAATTCTACAAGAAATTACAATGAATTCACCAATACGAATTATAATATCATCTTTATCACTACCAGACTCAATAGTTTGTACTTCAATATTCTCAGCAGGATAGCTAAAATATTCTTTATTGTTAGTATCATTAAGTTCCTTTATATAATCAATGAACACTTTAATGTTTGATACTGGACGATGATTGAATTTATTGAAATAGCCTGTTAATTTGTATAAAAGACTTGATTGTAATGAATTTTTAATTAAACCAAGTCTTTCTACATGAATAAAGTATTTAACATCAATCAAAGTTAAGTCTGGTCGAACTGTAATCTGATAACCTTTTTGGTAAAGGGTGTCTAAAAACTTTGGCATTTCTTCTTTACTATCTACGCTTTCGATATTGAAAGCTGCCATTAATGAATCCGCCAAATCGTCTGGAAAATTATTTGGTAGTGTTTCGTAATACTTAGATGAATTTGACATAATTTTGAACTGTTTTTAAATGTGAGAAAAATTGAAACATTGCACAGCAAGAGGTCGGATTCTTGCTGTGCTTTTTTTTAGTTGTGAATTGGTGATTTAGTGAATTAGTGATTAGCCTGAAATATCATTCAGGGCTTCGTCTTCATCATACTCTTCTTCTTCTTCGTCTTCGTAAAAATCATGACTTGCGTCATCTTGGCAACTATCACAACCATTACATTTTTTGGGCGTTAATGAAACGATACCATCGTCAATATCGCCATTACAGTAGCATTCGCTATCACAGATACAACAAGGATGTGCCATGTTAATTATTTAGTTAGTTAGTGAGTTGTGAGTTGTGAATTAGTGATTTAGTGATTCTATGTTAGCATAACGTCCATCTCTATTATCAAAGCCTTCATATACTAGGCCATCTTTGCAGAGAAACATTTCGTTTATTCTTAAATCTTCAACATAGAGCCAGTTGCCACCGTACTTTTCATTAAGATACTTTTGTACATCATTAACTTGGAATCTTTGACAGACAAACAAAACCTTCTCGTCTGTTCCTTGTTTTGCGAATATTCTTATCATGATTATTTATTGTTTTTTAAAAAGGTAAATCGTCATCTCCAGTACTTGGCAAATCAGATGGTGCTTGGTTTCCTACTACTGCGCTGCGCTTTTCGATGATGTCTATCTTGTAGGCTTTGATGGTATTCATTACACCCGATTTACCGTCTTTCTCCCATTTTCGCCCTTCTAAATTAAAGGCTACTTCTACCCGTTGGTTGGGTTTTATGTTATCGACTTTTACGCAATTATCTTGTGCTAGTTGAAACTCAACAGGTGACGGATATTCAGGATTTCTACTGGTATCTACCCAAAATTTACGGACTGCATAATCATTGTTTTTCCCAAACATTTGGGTTTTTCCTGCACCTAAATAGATGCCTTCTACAGTGTTTGCCATTTTTAATTGTGATTGAGTGAATTGTGAATGAGTGATTTAGTGAATGAGTGAATTAATCAACTAGTAAATCTATTTTCGTGTCAATGCCAAGTATTTTGATATGTACTTCTTCAGCATATTCATTGATGTCTAATTCTCCACTTCTTATTAACTCAATTTTATTTGCAAGCTTTTTGTACAATTCTAGTTTAGTCTCAAGTATTGTTTTCTCAACATCAGATTCAATACTATTGTAAATCTCAATTGCTTTAGCATCTAAAAATGAAGCTGAAAAGTTAATCTTTGAAAAAAGATACTTTAGTTTTTCTGTTAAATTCATTCGTTTAGTTGTTTAAAATGGTAAATCCTTCTTTTTATCTGGTACTAAAAAATTAATTTCTTCTTGCTTTACTTCTGGTACTTCTTGGTTATTGGCACGGATGTAAATCATTTCGCAGGCTTTTTTCTCTGTCTGGTCTTGCTCAAATCGTCCGCCTCGGTATTCGTATTTATGTTCTTTTCGGCTGATACGTCCATCCTTGGTGGTATGCAAATCTTTTGGATTTAGCTGATAGCCGTTGTACAAACACCAATAGTTTACTTTATCTATAAATCCGTTTGATGTTAGCTTGCTATCGCCCAAATCTACTTGGTAAGATTTGAAGGCGAAACCACGCTGTATGTAAGCATTCAGGCGGCCATCTTCTGAACCGAAAAAGGTGTCTGCCCAGGAGTGGAATGATGGCCCCATTTTGGCACGATAGGTGTTTTCCATGACTGATTTCATCGGTGGGTCTATCTTACCTACTTTTAGCCATACCTGTACACAACACGCCATTGTGTTTAGCCAGTAGTTGTTTTCCTCTTTAGTAAATTCCTTAAAGAGGTTTTTGCCAAATTCTTTTTTAGGGTCACGCTCTTCCCGGTATTCACCATTTGGGTTTTTGTGGTAATAGTCTGAAAAAGTTGTAAACCACATACGTCTTTGGGTTGCTGAGTCGGTTTGCCTTGGCGGAAAGTTGGATGTAATACAAAGTTTTGGGGAATCATCAAAGCTGATAATATTTGCATCCAAACCCTTTTTCATAGCTTCCATACTACCTGTTACGATTGAAAAAAACCTTGAAAAATCAAGATATTCGTGGGCATCATCCACATAGATTAAATCCGTATGTTCGTTCACGGGGCCAAATAAAAACTGGTTCGTGGTTACGTCAGATTTACGCCCTTCTATGTAATGGTGCTTCATCAAATGCTGGAGTGACCCGTAATAAGCAATTGATTTCCCCGTACCTCCGTAAGACTGCCCAACTACCTGTACATAATCCATCGCCCATATACAAAAACTTTGGGCAGGTTCTTTGTATCTGTGAAGCAAATAGCCCAAAGAGGTTATCTTATTCAGCAAATGAATCTTTTGTTCACGGATTTGTTCAGCGTCTAGCAATGGGCCATCAATGGCAAACTGATACTTTTTGCGGTATTCGTCTTGCTTTGCCAAAGGTTCTTTATCCAACCTTTCTTCCAATTCTTCCCGCCAATGTACACGGCTAGTATTGATTAAATAGTTGAGGAATAAACAATCCTTTTGGGTAATTTCAATATCCCATTCACCGTCTTTAGTTTGGAATACCTTAAATGGTGTATCGAGTTTTTTAATATCATGCTTGATAATCTCATCCGCCCAAACGTATTTGTTAGACTTTTTGGGGCTGTATTCTTCTATCACATCGGCAGTGATACGCCAATGTTTGTTTTCAAAAAATAGCCATTGGCTATGTTTATCATGGGCTGTGAAATCTATCTGAATATCCTCTACAGCTTCCAAGGAATTGTCCGATACATCTGGCGAACGATGGAAAGTATTGATTAATCGGCGTTCAAAAGAACGATCACGAAGGAAGTTCTTCAGAAACTTTCTTGCCTTTTCACCATCGCATTCTTCGACAACATTTTCAGTGACCCTCACCATCATCGGGTCTTTACGGTTAATGATATTGATACGGCCGTAACCGTGTTTGTATAGGAAATTATAAATCAATTCAGGGTCGGGCTTATATTCCTTTACTACCATCCCGTTTTCCATCATCGGCTCGCCTTTGCGGTTGTACTTATCTTTGGTTTCCCAAAATTTTAGTGGGTAACTTCTGGATAATAATCCTTTAAAATCTGAATGATGATAGAAGTTAAAATAGTCTTTAAGGTCTTTACAAGCTTTTCCGTTTTTATCGTCTCGGTAACGTTTTAGGGTTTCGGGTAGATCAATAATATGTAAATCCAGAAATTCAAGAGCCAGCTTCATGGCTTCGTCTTTGCCGGTGGTATCTAAATCGCCCACATAATAAATTACGTGTGCCATGCCTTTTAGTTTGAAAAAGGGAACGTCTGATTTCTTGATAGTTTCAGAATTAAACCAAACTACATTATAGCCGAGTGCTGCTAAGTTTAGGGCATCTGAACCACCTGTACAGATAATGATTTCAGGAAGTTTTGTAAAGCCGTTTTTATTGGCTTCTTTAGCTCTATCGTTTTCTTCCTCATCATCAGTATTTTTTGATGAACCTTTTTTGGCGCTTTCTAGTAGGGCTTCGTAAGCCCAAGTACACTGCGATAACCCAAAAGTATATTGCTGTGGCTTTATTCCGAATGAAAAAAAACGATGCTCGCTATTAACCTCAAGTGGCTTATATATTTTCTGCCAGCTATCCTCATCAAACATAAAGATAGGATACGAAGGAGTGCTTGTAAGTGAATGTATAAGTTTTTTGTTTTCATTTACTTTTTTAGTTACGGGGTCTTTCTCAAACCCTAAAAACTCATAATAGAGGATGTTTTTAAAATTGTATTTATCAAAAACCTTTTTAGCGTTATATAAGCCTAGTTCATCCCCTGTTAATTTAACCTTCAAATCATCGGCATTTTTACTACACAAATATTTCCAGACATTTCTCGAAAAAATTCTTTGTGCATCCAGAATAGTAAAATCTTTTGCCTCCCAATAAGCATAAGAATCCTTTTCAATAGTAGGTACTCTTCTGTGATATATTGCTGCTATTTTTGGGGCTTTTTTGCCTTCTACTTCAATATTGAAGGTACTTGCCAAAAATTTGAGGGTTTCGGCAAAGTCTAGCCCTTCCTGACGCATGGCAATATCTATCGGGCTGAGTAATTCGCCAGATTGAAAGCTTTTTACTCGCCAAATGCCATTATAGAAGTATAGCACACAAGAAGGATTGGGATCTTCTTCTTTAGAGACTATCCTGAACTTATGGTTTTTTTTATCTACACCTTGGGCAGCATCTGGGAAGTATTTTATAATAATATCAAGCCCGCCGTTGGTACAGCTATACAGTATTTGGGGAGTAATCATATAGTTACAAGTTACTTTTGTTACAGTTTTTGCCTTGATTTTAAGGCATTTTTTAGGTGTTCTATTTTTTCAGAAAGGTCTTTTGCGTGTGCTACGGCAAAGCTTTGAAAATAGATAACCTGTTTTTGGAATACCTGCCATTCGCCCAATTGCTTTTTGTAGTATGCAAGGGTGTCGATAATATCTTGGTCGGACATTTCGGCTATTGGGCGATTGGTACGTATCATTTACTGACGATTAACAGGCTTAGCAAGCCTATGCTACAGATAAAAATGGTGACGGATAATTCGATAAAGGCTACCTGAAAGCCATCTGACTTATTATCAAACCAAGCCTCAAAGGCTTGATATGCTTTTGTTTTTGCTATGTATTCCATCGTGATTGATTATTTAAAAGTTTAAGAATTATTAAAGTTTAGAATACCGGGCAGAAGCTCTGCCCGATATTACTTCAATACGCCTAAGGTTTTGCGAGTAGGTAGCCCGCCAAGGCATCCTACCCAAGTTATACCGTCAGAATATCCGATGGCATACACTGCAATACTCCTGTATTTTTAACTTTTCTTTTGGCTAACCTTAAAGGCAAGCCAGATGCCGAATAGTAGCCAAGCTAGGATTGATAGTGGTATCATAGGGCTTGTATAGCTTTTTTGACTGAATCTTGATATAAAATCTGTTTAACGAAATTATCTAGCACTCCAAATCTAAGCCTCACTTTAAACGCCACTGCACTTTTAGCCTTTTTTAGTAAAGTCTGTGGATTGAGTGGCGACTTTAAATCTTCTAAAAACAAGGTTCTATTAAATGCTACGCCTAAAGCTTTGTTGGCTTTTACTGATTTTACTGATTGAACTTTTGCAAAAAGGCGACGGCGACGCACTGCCTTTTTTGCTCGTTTTTGAGCAATGTTTTGTGCTTTGATATTCTGCATTATTGTGGGATTTATGATGCTTGTAATTGTTTCTCTTTGTTGGTTTCTAAAAGCTTGCGGATGTTCTTCATTTCAGAAGGTTCAGGCGTACTTTTTAGGGTTTTGATATTTTGTAGGCGTTGATATTTATTGACTAAAGCCATGCCTCTGAGATTCATGCAAAAGGTATCCACATAGGTAGAAATCCAATTTTCAGGAAGGCGACCAGCTATGTCTAAAAATTCACCTTTTAGCTCTGTAGTTTTACCGTTTAATAATTTTCGGCTATTCTTTCCCATATTTTTTACGGTTTCAATCTTGATTTTTTATACTTTTACAAGTAGTATTTACAAGTAATTATTACTTGTACAAATATAGATATAATACTGTGAATTATCCAAGTAATACTTGGATAAAAATCAATTTTAAACCTAATTTATAATGAGTACAAATAATCATTTTGGAGAAAGCCTTAAAGCGTACCTTGAAGCCAAAGGACTCAAGGGTACTTGGTTGGCAAAAAGGCTAGGAAAAACATCATCGGCAGTTTATGAATACTATAAATTCAAAAATCCACGACCCGAAACTGAGAAGTTGATTTTAGATGCACTAGAAATTTCATTAGAAGAATTACTGAGTTATACATCGGACAGCGTAGTGCAAGAAAAGCAAGGCGAGTACAAACCCAAAGCTATCTACAAAACAAAGGACGAACTTGATTTTGAGAAGGCTAAAAGGGAATGGCAAATTAAAGAAAACGAATACCTAAGGCAGATTAACGAATTACAGCAAGCTAGGATTAAAGAATTAGAAGAGCAAAGCAGGGCGTAGCTGCCCGACACCTAACATCCGCCAAAAAAACTTAGTTATTTATTTTCTATTAAAGAAGTTCAGTAATTGAACTTGAGATAAATACCTTAACCATTTATAGACATAAAAATATTCTTTCTTAAAATTTTACCTAAGTAGATAAATAAAACATACAGCTAGCATGAATTTTATTACAATTGACTTTGAAACTGCAAACAACTTTAAAAGAAGTGCCTGTGCATTAGGACTTGTAAAAGTAGAAAACGGCACTATTACCGAAAAAAAAGAATGGTTGATAAAGCCTACTCCATTTGAGGTTGGATATTACCAAAAACAAGTACATAATATAAGTATTGAACAACTTGTTGATAAGCCAACCTTTGATGAAATATGGACTGAAATTAAATCATACATCGAAAATCAAACTATTATTGCCCACAACGGTGCTTTTGATTTTGGGGTTTTAAAACATCTTTTTTTACATTATGAGATTGCTCCTATTGATTATAATACGATTTGTTCTCTTCAACTTTCCCGCAAATTATGGCATGGGGAATTGAGCTATGGGCTGAGTTCATTGGTAGAGACAAAGCTTGATAATTTTATATTTAATCATCACAATGCTTTAGAAGACGCTGAAGCTTGTGCAAGGTTGATGTTGAAAATGATTGATACATTTTCAATAACAGATTTATCGGGAATAATACAATCAGATAATGGTGTTTCTGGTAAAAGACCAGGGAATAAAATACAACCCAAAAAAGAGTTTAAAGGAGAAATAAACCAAACAGAACAACATATATTTTTTGAAACAGAAGTAGTATTTACGGGTACATTAGATTATTTCGTTAGAAGCGAAGCCGAAACCATCATTCATAACCTTGGAGGCAATACATCAAACAGTGTAACAACCAGAACCAATTATTTAGTAATGGGCCAACAAGACATCTATAAGGTAGGGCAAGGCTTAAAATCAAGCAAAGTAAAAAAAGCTGAAACGTTAGCTGAAAAAGGGCAGGATATTCAGCTTATCAGTGAAAAAGAATTTATAGAAATGCTTTCAAATTAATCAGAAATTGGAAAATACAACTCAAACTAATTATAAGCGTATAGCTATAAGATTGATTTTGAAACTAGATGATAATACAGAGCTATCAAAAAGTGAAAATCAAGACGAAAAGAAGAGAAAGAAAATAGAAGCAATAATAGAGCGTCGGTATAAAAACGAGATTGGTCACTGGATGGTTGTGTTAAAAATTATGGAGAAAAACCTTCCTAAAAACAAATTCAGACGCTTTGTAAATTTGAAACCCTTGATTAACAAAAGTGCCAAAATGGTTACAGAAGTAAAAGATTTTCTTGATTTTACAGACTATTTAATTGAAAGAAGAAACGTATCCGATGACATGGAATTAGGGCTTTTGGCTACATTACATACTAAGTTTCAAAAAGTAATTGAGTTAGAATTTAAAAGAATATTAGAAACAAATATCAATATATTATAACCTTTTAAAAATGGAAAAATTAAGAATATCGCCTAAGTATTTTATGCCAGCATTAATTATTGTTGGCTTGATAGCCATATTTGGCTTTAAGAAAATCAACAGAAAAGAAGAGTATGCTGTGGCAATAATTCAACATAGGTTGCTATCCAACAAAGTAAATGTTACGATAGACTATGGGCAAAAAAGACCATTTTTAGAAGATGGTCGATTGAAAGATAAAGACGGTAACATAATAAAGTTTAACAGTGCCGTAGATGTAATGAACTACATGAATTATGATGGCTGGGATTTTATTAACGCTGCCATCATCCCACAGGGTAATACCTATGAAGAATCATTATATTTTTCACGCTCTATCGAATAACGTTTATTCAATAAAGTCAGCAAAATAACACGTTTAATTTCAACATTATTTCAACATGGTTTTGTATATGTTTGATTATTAGGCAATTATACATAGGTTTCTGAAACGGCTCTGGGTACGAAAATCAAGAAAAACCCCTTTCAGATGCTCTGAAAGGGGTTTTTCCGTTTCAACACCCTTTCAACTTGGTAATATTCACGCACGGAGCTAGTATTTCGGTGGCTCATTTCAACATTTTTCAACATGATATTTTCGGTAAAGCTCAAAATCAATAAACAGCGTGTTGGCTCGGATGGCTATGCCGCTTTGTTTTTTCAGGTGATTATTGATTCTAAGAAAACTACGGTTAGCCTTGATTTGAAATGGTTGGTGTCTTGCTTTGATGAAGAAAAAGGCATTATTGTGATGCGTGATAAAAAAGATAAGGATTATCACGACTATAAGATGATTATCGAAAACAAGCATTCCGAAATCAATGAAATTCTGAAATTCTACAGGCTTTCTGGCAAAAAGCTGGATATTGATATTTTTAAGGCTGAGATTATGAATACAAAATCTCGCTTAGATTTTATAGCGTTCTGGAAAACCACAATTCAGGAGCGGTACGACAAACAGATTATCTCTGAACAAACCCGAAAGAATAATAACAGCTCGCTAAAAATGCTGATGCGGTTTACTCCTAGCTTATTGTTCAAAGATATTGATCAACAATTAATTGAAAATTATCAACAATTTATACGCCGACAAATTTCCCCTACTGGCAAACATTATCGGATTAATTCTGTAGCAAAATGTCTTACGGATTTAAAATTCTATTTAAAGCTTGCAGCATCGTCGGGCATTGTTTTTGATGAACCTTTTACAAATATCAAAATCGCTACCAACAAAGGCTCTATTACTTATCTGGATAAATATGAGCTTGCAAAGGTTTGGCAGTATTTCCATACTGAAAATATCAAGGAAGCCCACAAAACCGTATTAAGGCATTTTCTGTTTGCTTGCTTTACGGGTTTACGGCATTCGGATTTGGAGCGGATAAGCTGGCGAGAAATTAAGCAGAAGAAGGAACTGGAGTTTGAACCTTACAAAACCCGTGAGCTACAAAAAACGATAACTGTACCATTGTGCGAGAACGCCTTTGGGTTGATTGAAACTAAAAAAGGCAATTTATTTCGGGTGTATGTTACCCAAAAATCTAATGTGATATTGAAAGAAATTGCTGAACAATGCGGAATCTACAAAAACCTTACAACCCATGTGGCACGGCATACTTTTGCAACGCAATTCCTAGAAAGAGGTGGCAAACTGGAAGTATTGAAGGAGTTGCTGGGACACACAAAGATTGAAACTACGATGATTTACGTACACGTTACGGCGGAACAGAAGCGTAACCAAATAAAATTGCTGGATAGTATTTTTCTGCCGACGGCTGTTCAAAATGCTGTGAATCTGTAGAATGAATAGCCACAACATGCCAAAAACGTGTAACAACTGTAACCTGTAACAACAAAAAAGCCTGCCAGTAATTTGGCAGGCTTTTTTGTTAAGTGTTTTTCTTTTCGGTTAGCTCCTGTATTTTATCCTTTATCCATTTCGGAAAAATGGTGAAACCCAAGGCTTCAAAGTTTTCAATGATAGATTTCATTTCCCGGACGATGGGCATGATATAGAATATCGTCTTAAAATAATCAAAGAGTAGCGATTTTTCGCCTTCAATTGTAAAATGTAGGGCTACATGTATCGAAATAAGATAACAGGCGTAAAGGATTATTTTCAGAAAGAATCCTTCCAACTTTTTAGATGAAAAGTTCTCTTTCCTGCCAAATTTGGACGCCATCACGCCCGTGATGGTATCTATCAGGATTATTGTTGAAACGAAACCGATATACTTCCAGTCGCTCCAGAGGTAGGTATTGGTTACGTTTTTGATTAGCTCAATCAATAAGGCTGTTTCTAAATACAACAACATTAACGTTTTGTTGGTAAAGCCTTCGTAAAAATTCAAAATGTATTTCATCGTTTTTTTTGTTTTATGCAAAACCCTGCCAATTAGCAGGGCTTTATGTGGTTAGGTTGTTTTCTTTTTTCTGGATAAATAAAGTAGCCCTGAGACTAAAACTAATGATACAATTACATTATATAAACATACTTTTTTGAACAAACTTAATTGTTCTTTCTGCTTACTAATTACCTCCTTTTGGCTTTGGATAGCCTTTTCTTTAACTGTCAGCATAGATTTCAGCTGTATGTTTTGGATAGCCATATCATGCCCAACATCGGCGGCTTGAGTTAATAGTTTGAGGTCATTTAGGGGGAGGCTTACGTAACCTTCTGAGGATTTCGTTTGTGCGTTTGATAATATCGCTATCAGTACGAAGACTATCGTAAATAGCATTTGTTTTGTCGATTTCATATTGAATTACGTTTATTTGAGTTGAACGGATGGTGCTATCTAAAGCAGTAAAAGTTTTCTGAAAAGCAAATAATTGCTCTTGTGTAGGTAGCTTCTCTACTTTATCACGGATTTCTAATAATATTTTACGATTTGTACTACAGCCATTTAGCAAAAAAGCTATTACTAGGGCTAAAAGTAAAATGGTGGCTTTGATAAGTTTATTTTTCATATTTCTGGAAGGCTTTAAGCATTTTAACATCGTACTGATTGGTTTTATAGGCTTTGCCATTATAGCCCAACGCAAAGGCTGCGAAGTCTGGTGTTTCGCCACGAAGGCAAAGGTGTAAATCTACAGAGATAACAAACTTACAGAAGGAAAGTAATTGCTGATATTCGCCTTTTTTGTAGTCATCCACCATATCATCAACTGATTTATAGCCAGCATCTTGATAATTAAAGCCCATGATTTGGAACATTCCCCAGGATGTAGAAAGCATAGCCGCTCTGGCATTAATAGCAAAAGCCTTATTGAAGCGTTGATATTCCTTTTCGCCACCTAAATAATGTTTGTTTGAATATTTCAGATGGCATAAGGTAGGCTCCTTTTTAGCTACTTCGGCAGCGTTTGGCACATATTTGTAGAATTTATGCCCTTCAAAAAGAATTTTTAGCTTGCCAGAAGGCAAAAAGCCTTCGCCCTGTGCCTCAACGTCCTTCACGGCTTTGATAGCTGCTACCGAACACCCTAAAAGGTTTGATGCTTGGATATATTGTTCTTCTGTAATCATAGCCAAATTTTGTAAAATATCTGGCTATGAAAAAGGACAAGGATTTGACTAAAATGGTGGGAAGGTGAAAATGGTAGATACCTAAAATGGTGGGAAGTAGATTATAAACCCAAAATAAGCAAATAGCCCAGACGATTTTCGTTTGGGCTATTTTTTTGTTAGTTCGTTATTTGATTCAAATTAAATTTAGGCGGTAAATATTTCCAATTAATTGACTGGCGATACTCTTTCCCATTTGATGTGAAAAACGTAACATCTTGGTCATTAAATTGAGATGCCTCATAGCTGCGTTCTTTGTCAATTTCAATATCAATTTTGAAATCAAAGCTTTTAATTTGAAAAGGAACATCTGTGATTAATCCCACATTGTTTCTTTTGAACTTATATACATAACCTGAGGTATTGAACTCATCAGAAAAACCCTGACGAGTAGGAGTGAAATTCTCGTCAAAATACTGAATGTACGATTCTGTAATATAATCAATACATCTAAAATATAAACCCATATACCCAACATCTGTTTTGTATAGATATAGTAAAATAAATGAATTTTGCATTTGCTTTGTTATTTGGTCATTAAACATTGTTATGCTAAAATAAGAAATGGTATCAACTTTTGTTCTTCCATTTCCATATTGTACATGGAATCATGTCTAGACTTTTTTCGACCATCATCAAAATATGTTTCGTTCTCTATTACATAGAGTAGCCTTAATAGAAATTGCTTCCTTGTTGCTGATTCTGGATTGTTGCTTGCACACCATTCAGATGAAAAAAGGAACTCGTATAGTACTCCATTTTCTTTATCCAATGTTCTATCAATCCCAAAGAACAAAGACCCCCATTCTGGATAATTGAAATAACTCCCATTCATATCAATTTCATCTACATTAATAGATGAATCAAGTGCTATTCCGTGACCAAGTGGACATCCAGCCACTTTTATTTTATTTTTTCCGCAAAAAGTTGCAATTCTTGAAATAGTCATTGAAAAGTTTTCATCTGAAACGTGCAATAAAATCAGATTGAATAGTTTCTTTAAGTTTATTTTCTTCATGATATTTTTTGTTTAAAAAGTTGTAAATAAAACTTTGGTTTACGATACCAAAAAACGGTTAAAATTGCCTAAAATGGTGGCAACTACTTTACACTAATCGCAATATGAGTATCTAATCCTAAAGCTTTGGCAAATTGGTTAATAGTTTCAATTCCCATCTTTACTTTACCCGATTCTAGTTTACTAATCTGAAAACGGTCATACTTTGCCGTCATATTATCCGCAACATTTTGCAAAGTTTTGGCTTGCAAAAGCCTGAATTCTTTAAAAATGGTGGGAAGCTCATCAGGATTTGCCAAAATGGTGTATGCCTTTATACTATTTTTAGCAATAAAGTTTAACGCCATTTCAATGTTATCAAATTCCGTTGGGTTATTATTATATAGTATCTTCATTTACGTTGATAGTAATATTTAGTTTATAATACTCGGAAATCTTCAAAAGTGTAGATACTCCTAATTTCCTAACTCCACTTTCAGTATCTAACACCATAGCATGTGTAAGCCCTACAGGCTCACCAAAATTTTTAGGGGTAAGTTTTAGTTTTTCCCGCAAATATGCTATCATTTGCGGGGCTTCGCTAAGGCTAAAAATGCCTTCTTCTGGCAGAGATTCTTTGAACATTTTTGGGGTGTTTAAAATGGTGGGAGTTATTAATATTTTTTTTATGCTGTTACTGGCTGAATAATAAGCCAATCAATATAATGTTTTGCTAATCTTTCAGCCTCATCCCTTACTCCGTAACCAGTATTATTTATTCGCTTTCCATTGACTACTGGGTAAAAGTGGACTTTCTTTCTACCTTCTTTCACGTATCTGAATAATTGGATTTTAATACCTTTATAGGTAGTTCTATCGCTTAATGAACTAGTAATATTAGCGTTTAAAACGATAAAGCTTTCTGCCTTTTCATTGTAAGTTTTTTCTGATAATAACCATGTTTTATGTCCGTTTAAATACGGAATTAAGTTCAATTGCTCATCTAGCAAATAAACGCTAATTACAGTAGTTGTTACTTTCTTAACTTTCACTACTTGCGTTCCAATTTTAAATAAATCTCCTTTTACTAATTGTGAGAATGGCTTTAACATTTTAGTTCCCCGTTATAACACCACGGGAGCGGGCTTAGTTGTTTTCCTTTGTTGATACAAATATATAAGAAAAAATATTGTTGTGCAAACATACACAACAATGTTTTTTCTTGTTAACTCAAATTTCTTTAAAAAATACACTAGAATCACTTATTCTACTATAAATAATACAATATCAAGAAGCCACCAAAGTAAATGCAACATCCGTAAAATCTATATTAGGTTGAATTTTGTATTGAATTTCTTTAAATAAATGAAAAAGCCTAACTAAAAATATCTTAGTTAGGCTTATTTATGATTGATTGGTATTGAAAAATGCTTGAATCTAGTCCAGATTATTTTGTCGCTGTCATAAAACCCTAGCTTCAAACTCTGCAACTCTACTTTGGCTTGTTGAAAACAAAGCAATCTTCTCAACAACAATACCTTTATACTGAATTGGATACTCCTTATCCTTACTAATCTTAAACCATTGCTGCTTAGACAGCGGAACACCCATCGGATGTTCTAAAAAACTCTGTATTGCCGAATGTGCAGTCTTTGTGCCATTTGGCAACGTTACGATAAAAATGTATTTTTGCATCGTCTTAGTATTTAAAAGCCCCTTCGTATGTTATAGCATACTTTAGGGGCTTTTTGTTTTTAATTATATCTTTCAAGTATTTGAGTTACTGGGTCTCCCATTAAAACATCATTTTGAGAAATATAACCGACAATAATACAAGGATTTTGGTTTTCGTAAACATTTTCCCAACTTTTATCTTCGTTGTGTATATATTTGATAAATTTCAATTCATTGGTTTCAACATTGAAAGAAAGACCGTAACTTTTTGAATCATCATCTCCTTCGAGTACTTCATTTAAAAGTGATTCTAAATTTGAAACTTCTAAAGCTGATTCTAATGCGTTTAATGTTTGAGTATTCATCGTCTTAGTATTTTTCAACAAAGCTTCGTTGCCTTATTGTTGATACAAATATAATACTTATATTTAATATAAGTCAAGTAAAATGTAAAATATTTTTTATTTTTTTTCAAATACTTGCACAAGCCGTAATTATTAATAATTTTGAATTATAATCGAACCAAACGGAATTGAAACATTATCAGTCATGTATTGAAGAATCCTAAAAATTCTCTCTAACATCAACACTTTACCCTTAATCGTACCAGTGCAAACCCTAAAAATTTTGCACAGAGGATTAACAAAAAAGGTAGCTATACACATAGCTACCTTTTTTGTTAATATCAAGAAGCCACCAAAGTAAATACAACCTCCGTAAAATCTATGTTAGGTTGAATTTTGTATTGAATTTCTTTTCTGAAACAGTTTACGCCGTTCAAATTAATCTTTGTGTTAGCCTTTTGGGCTAATACTTCCGATACTTTCATCACTGTTTTGTATTCAAACTCTGCACTATTCAAATACTTCAATTGCGGAGCAAACACTTGTTCATACAAATTATCCGTACCGTATAGGTTCAAATTCCAAAAACCATAATTATTTGAAACATTACCCGCATCGTCCACAAAACAAAGTCGGCAAATAGGTTTGTTCTCAGATTGATTTTTGATGATAGTTACACCTGCACCATCCGTTTGATGCAAACTATCTTCGTATCGTACAGGCGGGAAATATAGATCTATATTTTCAGCGTCCTCAATTTCTTCAACAGGATATGGTTGATATTGTGTTAATTTCTCATCCACATCGTTCCATTTTATTCGCACTTGCTTTGC